AACGGCATCGTCTTAAAGCAGGCCAGCGACGAGATACGGCTGCTGAAAGAGCAGTTGGTCGAGCTGGGCAAGCTTCAGCTGGAGACCGGAGTCCTGGCCCGCGCGCCGAAGAAGGTCACCGGCTCGGTTATGGGCGACGATGGCCAGGTGAAGCACTTCGAGTGGACCGAGGAGCAGGACCAGCTGTTCCGCACGCTCGAAGACATCGACTATTCGGAGGTGCCCGAAGCGATCGAGGATGCCTCGGAGCCGGCTAATGCTGTCTAAGGCCGAGCATCCTCTAGCCATCTGCCTGAAGATCCTGAGCACGCTGGGTGAGCCCGGCCGGCGCGTATGGGAACTGGGGAAGTGGTACGTCGGCGAGCTGGTGAGCGCCCCCGACAGTTTGGGCCAGGCGCTCTACAAAAAAAACCGCCACCCGAGCACCCAGGCCGCACGCCTCGTCTACTTGAAGAAGGCGATAGCGCACCTCCGGAAAAAGGCGCTCGACAAGGAGACGTGGCGCGAGTTGCCAGTGGATTTCCGCACTTTCGTCGAGAGCCCCGTCTACATGAATAAGCCGCACGTGCTGTGGCCGAAAGTCATGGAAGAGGGCGAGGACATAAATTCAGGGAAGTACGTCGAGTGCGTGCTCACCGGCGCGATCGGTGTCGCCAAGACCACGCTGGCTTTGTACACGCAGGCGTACCAGACCTACATTCTGGCCTGCATGGGCAACCCGCACGAGGTCTTCGACCTGGACCCGTCGTCGGAAATCCTGATCGTCCTGCAATCGGTCAATAAGAACGCCGCAACGGACGTCGATTACCGGCGTCTGCGCGACATGATTTTGAACGCGCCGTATTTCTTCGAGCATTTCCCGTTCCAGAAGGATCGGGAATCCGACATGCGGTTTGCGCGGAACATCATCATCAAGCCCGTCGCCGGCCACGACCAAGCGGCCATCGGCCAGAACGTCATCGGGGGACTCCTGGACGAAATCAATTTCATGGCGATGGTCGAGAATTCGAAGATGTCGACGGACGGGGGCACGTACGACCAGGCCACCTCGAACTACAACTCGATCGCCCGGCGGAGAGAGAGCCGGTTTATGCAGCTCGGGCAGTTGCCCGGCATGCTGTGTCTGGTGTCGTCCCGCAAATACCCGGGACAGTTCACCGACAAAAAAGAAGCGGAGGCCAAGACAAATCCGCGCATCAAGATCTACGACAGGAGGATCTGGGAGCTGCGGCCCGACCGGTTCAGCGGGGAAAGGTTCGACGTCTTCATCGGGGATGCCACGCGCAAGCCGCGGATCATCGCGCCGGGAGACCGCGTTCTCGACAGTGAGCGCGACAAGATCATTCAGATCCCGGTCGAGTACCGGCACCAGTTCGAGGGCGACATTCTGGCGAGCCTCCGGGACATTGCGGGTGTCGCCACTCAGGCGCTGCACCCCTTCATGATGAACACGGACGCCATCGCGGCGTGCTTCGGCAAGGTGCGCAATGTCGTGTCACGAGGGGACTGCGACTTCGCGGCGACGACGGTCATGCTCTACCCGAAACGCGTACTCGATCCGGAGTGGCCGAGGTTCTGTCACCTAGACCTGGCCATAACACGGGATAGCTGCGGGTTCGCCGTTGGGCATGTGCCCGGGTTCGTCCCGATCAAACGCGGACTGCTCACGGAGATCCTGCCGCTAGTACGGATGGATGTAGTCCTGGAGATCAAGCCGCCAAAAGGGGGCGAGATCCTGTTTTCGGAGGTGCGCCGGTTGATCTACGCGCTGCGTAGGATCGGCATGCCCATAAAGTGGGTCTCGTCCGACAACGAAATGATGTCGAAAGACACGCTGCAGCTCCTGTCTCAGCAGGGTTTCATCACGGGCTACAAGTCTATGGACGTTGATACGTCCGGATATGACGTAACCAAACAGGCGATATACGACGGCCGCTTGGAGGCCCCGGTACACGAGAAAGCCCAGCAGGAGATGACGCGGCTTGAGATCGACCAGAAGACACTGCAAATCGATCATCCGCCTGGTGGAAGCAAAGATGTGGCGGACGCAATCGCGGGCGTCACATACGGGCTGACGATGCAGCGTGAGACTTGGACGAAGCACGGAGTGTCGCTGCGCGACGTGCCGCGTTCGGTGATCGCCGCGAAGACCGAAAAGAAGAACCCGGATTACGTTGGGAACCTGCGCGATGAGCGAAGCAAGCAGCGCCTGGCCGAGCGGATGACGGAGGAAGCGGGTGTCTCGATTTCGCTTCGGCAGTAACACGAACCAAGCGGGCTTCGAGGACGTTCTCGACAAGCAGGGCGTGAGTTACGAGCGCGATGACGACTGCACGATCGTCGCCGGTGATGTGAGTGCGGATGCGGCCTGGGAATTCGGCGGCGAGGAGGTGTCTGGTGAAGTACAAGAGGGATCTGGATCGCGTCGACCCGAAAGTGCTGGAGCTGTCAGCGGTGGAGCTGTGCGTGCCAGCCCACATGCTCTTTCTGATGGGTCAGAGCGTGGTTTCCGCCGGCTACCAATTGCGACCCGATACCGCGCATCGGCTGAACGTCGCGGCTGCGGCCCCTCTAGCCGACATTTCAAGTGACCAAGTGCGCCAGCGCGCTGCGAAGCGCACCGACGACATCGCCAACAAAGTGCTGTTCGCGCTCTCGCCCGACGATCCGGTGCATGGGCTGTACTGCTGCGCGATGTTCTGCCTGATGCTGGTGGACGAGGGCTTCCTGGCCGACGCGCAGAACATGGCCGTGCTGGTGTCGGCCGTGTTGATTGATGATCTCCGTACGGAAGGGGGCGTCGACAAGTACGTCTTCAAGGAATTCCTGCTGAAGACGGAAGCAGGCAAGCTGCTGTCGAAGTGCCGCGAGGAGGGAATCTACAAGTTCGCGCTCGCGCGCAAGTCACTCGGCGAAGGACCAACGCAAAACAACTTGTCCCCCGGCGTCTAAGGGCTACTCTCAATTATCACATAGACCAAGGAGGGTCGCCGTGAAGCGAATTTTCAGATTTAGCCAGAATGATTGTGATTGGAGCGTCGGCGAGGATAACGACGGCATATCGTACAAGTCGATCAAGCACGTGTTGGGGGGCAAGGGTGCGGCGCTCGTCGAGATGTGCGGTCTCGGCATGCGCGTTCCTCCGGGCTTCACGATCACTACGGCTGTTTGCAACGAGTATCGCAAGACGAAGGCTGAATGTTCGCCGTCGATGGTCAGCGCGCTGATCGGAGATCTGATGGCCGACGTCATGGGGCACATGACCTGGCTTGAAGAGCAGTTCACCTACATACCCCTGGTCAGCGTCAGGTCGGGAGCCCCGGTGTCGATGCCGGGCATGATGGACACGATCCTGAACGTCGGCCTCACCACCATGATCGTGGACGAGTGGGGCACCCGCATCGGGGAGCGGGCAGCGTTCGACAGCTATCGTCGTCTGATCCAGATGCTCGGCGCGACGGCGTACAACGTCCCGTCGACCGTGTTCGAGCACGAGCTGCAGCTGATGAAGAAGGAGGCGAAGGTTACGCTCGATGCGGAGCTGGACCCGCCCGCCCTCAAGGCCCTGTGCTTCATGTACAGCCAGAAGTTCAAGGCCGTGGCGCAGAAGGAGTTCCCGAACACGCTGGAAGAGCAGCTGCGCGCGGCCATCGTCGCGGTGTTCGACAGCTGGATGAACCCGCGGGCGATCGAATACCGCAAGCTGAACAACATCAGCGAGGACATGGGCACCGCGGTGACCGTGCAGGCCATGGTGTTCGGCAACATGGGTGACGACAGCGGTTCGGGCGTGCTGTTCAGTCGGGACCCGTCGACCGGCGAGCCCAAGATCATGGGCGAGTACTTGGCCAACGCGCAGGGCGAGGACGTCGTTGCTGGTATCCGGACCCCGGACAATCTGGACACCGTGCACGCCACGTGGTGCGGGGAATTGGAGGAGATGTGCTGGAAGCTCGAAGCCCACTACAAGGACATGGTCGATATCGAGTTCACGGTGCAGAAGGGCGAGCTATTCATCCTGCAGAGCCGCGCCGGTAAGCGGAGCGCGCGAGCGGCCTTTAAGATCGCCTACGATCTGGTGCAGGAAGAAGTGATCACGCGGGCGCAGGCGCTGGATCGGCTGACGTCTGATCAATTCAAGGTCGCGCGCCGGCCGGGGATCGACCCGAAGTTCAAGACCCAGCCCAATCTCACCGGCCTGCCGGCGTGTCCCGGTGTGGCCGTGGGCAAGCCGGTGTTCGACTGCGAGAGTGCAATTAATTGCACCGAGCCGTGCATCCTGGTGACCCACGAGACCACCCCCGACGACATTGCCGGCATGGCGAAGGCCGTTGGTATCCTGACCCAGACCGGGGGGGCCACCAGCCACGCAGCGGTGGTTGCCAGGGCCATGGACAAGGCCTGCGTCGTGGGCTGCACCGATATGGAATTCCAGGGGACCCTGGTCGGAAGTAAAGGCGTGATGTGGCCCGAGGGCGCCAAGATCACGATCGACGGGGCGACCGGCCGCGTGTGGGTAGGCATTGACGTGCCTGTGATCGACAGCTCCGACGCCCCCGAAGTTCGGGCCGTTATGGACTGGTGCATGGAGAAGACAGGCAGCGTGCAGCCCTACGTGGTGGACCCGGCCGCGGAGATCACGACGCCCTACCGAATCATGGCTTCCGCCTGGTGGGGGGACGATGCGGTCCTGGAGGTTGTGCTGGAGACGCTGGCCGAGAAGCCGTCGCGTGAGCATATCGTCCTAGACCTCACGCCGCCCTGGCAGCGCAAAATGGGCGACGATATGGCGCTGGATGGCGCGTTCACGGATATCAGTCACGATCATTTGTTCCTTGGCGTGATCAACAAGGCGCTGGTAGAGATGGCCCCCGGTCTGAAGGGCCTGATTCTCCTGAATTATATGGGCAACGCGTCCTCTACCGAGAACATGCGCAGCCTGGGCTACGTGGTGCCGTCCTCCCCGCAGACCGTGGCGGATCTGATGAAAGGGGCTGTGGGGGAACCTACGGGCGAGTTTATCGATAAGGTAATTGGGGGCCACGAAGCGTGGGGTAAGATAAAGAAGGCCCTGGTGGCGTCCGGTTTTCCGATGACGACGGTACCACCTGCGGTACCCCCGGATTACGCAGTGTTTACCGTGTTGCGGGCTTGACGTAGTGTAAGGTGTCGGCGCGCAAAGGAGTGACGAAAGTGCCCCTGATCATCAGCCTTAAGGAACAAGACGACTTCTACGTCGGGGACGAGCAATTCGTTGTCGACGAGATAACCAAGGAGGGTGCGGAGTTC